CAGGGAAGTGAAGGTGTCATTGAGGAGATTACTTTTGTAGAAGACGAACTTGTAGCTGTTTGGGATAAAGATAAAGAAGAGATGATGCTTGACCCAAACCAAGAACTTTATCTTTGGCAAATTAAGAATAGTACTCAGACGACTTGTTCACCCGAAGAACAGGTAGAATATTTTCACACTCAATCGCTACAAGAATATAAAAGACTAATAGATAATGGGGTTGCTCCAGAACAAGCACGTATGCTGTTACCACAGTCTACTATGACTGAGTGGTACTGGAGTGGTAGCTTAGATGCCTTTGCTGATATGTGTAACCTCCGCTGCAAGCCTGACACTCAAGCAGAGACTAGGGTAGTAGCAGATCAGATCAACCATAAGATGCTAGATTTATTTCCTGTATCGTGGTCTGCCTTGATTGATTATTAAACTTATGATAGACCCTAACTCTATACCAGAACTATTAGCAGAGAACAGAATGGATAACGTAAACAACCCAGCGCATTATGGCAAAGGTAGGATTGAATGTATTGATTACATAGAGGATTTCCTAACCCAAGAAGAATACATAGGATACCTAAGAGGTAACATAGCTAAGTATCTACACCGCTGGAGGTACAAGAATAAACAAGAAGACCTATTGAAATCACAGTGGTACTTAGATAGGTTAATAAAACTAACAGGAAAGGCAGATGTATGATACCAGTATCTATGTTAAGAGTATTACTTACTAAGGAAGGCTTAGAGTTTAAGATAGTTAAAGTTGTAGGTAATGTAGCACAAGTAAATATAATTGTAGCGGAGGGATCAGATGTTCACAGTTGAGTTTGAATCTGATGCATCAATCATAACCACCCTTGATCATTCTGATCAGCACGAAGACATAGAGATAATCTTTGGTGATGAAGGTACTGTTTACATGAGACAGTTTGAACCTGAGATGGATGCATATCAAATGTTAATAATGAGTAGCCAACAATGGTTAGACATCATGGCTGCGTATAAGAGTAGTGCAGGTTCATATTACTTAGCACCAAAGGAAGACGTATAATATATTGTTGTAGGAGACATAAATAATGATGGAATTAGCACTGATTAAAACGTTACTAGATCGTAACTTTTATGATCAACACAAGGGTATACGTTGCCCTGATAAAATATTTAGTAAGGATGTACGCAAGATTAAACAGGCACTTGATGGTGCTATGGAATCCTATGAGGGTGACCTAACTGTTGCGGATCTAGAGGCTGTGTTCAATAGAATGAATGCTAGTCTTACTACTGCTACTCGCGGAGCATATGAGGATTTGTTTAAGCGTATAGCAATCACTGAGCCTATCAAAGAAGAGATAGCACAAGACACACTATCACAGTTGTTTCAACAGCATGTTGGTGATCGTGTAGCAAACCTAGGGTTTGATTTTGTTAATGGAACAGAGGATAGTTTAGAACCTCTGCGACGACTACTAGAGGAATACAAAAATGATTTTACTCCTAATCTACGTGTTGACTGGGACGACAATAGCCTTGACACAATACTTGATGCAACGCTTCTGGAATCCAAGTGGAGCTTTAACATATCTTCCTTGGCTCGTAGGGTGGAAGGCGTTAGTGGTGGTCACCTTGTGTTGGTTGGCGCTCGCCCCAATACTGGTAAAACTTCTTTCCATGCCAGCCTTATAGCAGGTGCTCAAGGCTTTGCACATCAGGGTGCTAAGTGTATTGTACTATGTAATGAGGAAGCATACACACGTGTTGCTGCACGTTATATAAGTGCATCATCTAACATGACAATGAAAGAAGTTAGAGAGAACAAAGCCCTGGCACAGAAACGTTATGAGCCTATTAGAAGTAACGTCTTGTTCAAGGATAGTACAGGTAAGGGCATGGCATGGGTTGAGTCTGTTGTTAAACAAGAGAAGCCTGACGTTGTAGTTCTTGACATGGGTGATAAGTTTGCTGATATAAGTAGTGAGAGAAGTGACATCACACTCAAGACTGCTGCGATCCATGCACGTAACATTGCTAAGCAGTATGATTGCTGTGTGATCTGGATGTCACAACTATCTGCTGAAGCAGAAGGTAAGGCTGACCTTAACCAAGCGATGATGGAAGGATCTAAGACAGGTAAGGCAGCTGAGGCTGACCTAATGGTCTTGATAGGTAAGACACAACAAACTGAGGGAGAGGACGAAGATCCAGTTCGTTATCTAAACTTAGCCAAGAATAAGTTGAATGGGTATCAGGGTAAGATCACCTGTGTATTGGATGGATCACGCTCTATCTTTTCAGCTTGAGGTAAGACATGAGAATAGTATTAGATGTTGAGAACAGCACAACAAAACGTAATGGCAAAGACCACATGGACCCGTTTGAGATTAACAATCATCTCGTCCAAGTTGGGATGGTTAATGCAGACAACCACGATGAACTACACATTGTAAACATAGACCATGATGAAGCAAAGGATACGTCAGGCGCTGGGCATAAGCTAGTGCAGGATATACTAGACTTAACAAAGCTTTTAATCATGCACAATGCACAACACGATATGATGTGGCTGTGGGAGTCAGGCTTCAAGTATGATGGCTTGATCTATGACACTATGTTAGCAGAGTATATACTTGATAGAGGGCAGCGCACACCCCTAAGCCTAGGCGCTTGTGCTGAACGCAGAAACCTAGAGGTACAGAAAGATGATACACTTAAAAGATATTTTAAAGAAGGATACACAACAAATGAAATACCGTTGGACGAGCTTAGCTTTTATCTTAGGTGTGACCTGCTCTCTACTAGCTGGTTGTTCCACAGTATCGAAGCTGACTATGCCAAGCCCGAATCCACAGGTCTCAAAGTCATTAGAGATACAACCTTTACCACCTGTAAAACCCTCACCCGAATGTATATGTCAGGGATCAGGGTGGATAGATCAGCCCTTGACGAAGTAAGAGTAGAGTTTGAACAAGAGAAGGCAGAGATTGAAGATAGGATGCAGAAGAAGATACGTAAGCTTATGGGTGATACACCTATAAACCTTAACAGTCCTGAGCAAATGTCACAGGTTGTATTCTCGTTACGCATGAATAACAAAAAGGAATGGGCAGATCTGTTTGAGTTCACGTCTACAGTGGATGAATATAAGGATGCTGTTAGGGCAAACTCTACGCCTGTATACAGAACAAAAGCATTTACATGCCCAACCTGTGAGGGTGTAGGCAAAACATATAAACTAAAGAAGGATGGCACAAAGTATGCTAGACCTAACAAGTGTAAAGACTGTGACACGCGAGGCTTTCAACTACAAGAAACAAAACAGATTGCAGGTCTAAGGTTTACTGCGCCTAATAAGAAATGGATTAGTGCCAATGGTTTTAGTACAGGTAAGGATAACCTAGATGTACTTGCGGCTACTGCCAGAAGTAATAACATGGAAGAGGCAGAGGCATTTCTTACAGATCAGAAACGTCTGTCTGCTATCAGTAGCTACCTGAGTTCTTTTGTTGAGGGTATATCAAACTATACTAAGCATGATGGCTTCTTACATGTAGGCTTAACGCAACACATAACAGCTACTGGACGTTTCAGTGGGCGTAACCCTAACATGCAGAACATGCCAAGAGGCGGTACGTTTCCTGTGAAGAAAGTCTTTGTTTCACGGTGGGAAAATGGAAAGATAATGGAAGCTGACTTTGCTCAACTTGAGTTTAGAGTTGCTGCGTTTCTTGCTCAAGACGAAAAGGCTATGAAAGAGATTAGCACAGGCTTTGATGTACACAGTTACACAGCAAAAGTTATAACAGATGCAGGTCAGAAAACCTCAAGGACCTCAGCGAAGGCGCATACGTTTGCTCCCCTTTTCGGGGCTACAGGATATGGTAGATCTAAGGCTGAAGCCGCTTACTACAAACATTTTATTGAGAAGTATGAGGGTATTGCTGCATGGCATAAGGAGTTAGGCGACGAGGCATTACGCTTTATGAAGATCACTAATAAGTCAGGGCGACAGTATGCTTTCCCTAATGTAAGACGCAGAGACAACGGTATGCCAAGTCACTTTACAATGATTAAGAACTACCCAGTACAAGGGTTTGCTACAGGTGATATAGTACCTATTGTGTTGAACGAGCTTCACGAATTGTTACAACCATACAATTCTGTAGTGGTTAATTCAGTACACGACAGTATGGTAGTTGACATACACCCTGACGAAGAACAACAAGTCATTGATATTATTAAATCTCTTAACGACAACATCAATGATCTTGTAGAGAAAACATATAAGGTAGAGATGAATGTACCATTACTACTTGAAGCAAAAATCGGATCAAACTGGCTTGACACAGTTGACGTATAATGTATAACTAGGAACTCTTTGAATCTATAGAAAGGTATAGAAATGAGCAATGAACTATCAATCGCGAACGAACGCGGTCAATCAATGGCAGAACTTATGGGCGTGTCAGCGTCTAGCGGAGATGCAACACCATCCATATCACGTATGGGTATGCTACACTCACCCCTGATGGGTGAACTAGAGGTAGCAGGTAAGTCAATCAAGACTGAGGTAGTACCAGTAGGTGCATTCATCCTCAATCGTGGTGACGAAAAGGTCTACAGTAATGGGGTCACTATGCGTATCTTCGCCCAGCGCCAACAGTGGCAACGTTGGAACAGTGAAACAGAAGAGATGGAAAAGTCTGTCTTAGCTAACTCACTCAATGGTGACATGAAGGATAGCATAGGTGGTTTCAACTTGGGTAGACCGTCAGGTTGGATCGAAGACTTCCAAGCCTTAGATGATGCTACTAAGCAGATCATCCGTAGTGTTAAGCGTGTCAACGTTTACTATGGTACAGTAACACTTGATGATCCTATCAATGAGAAGGGTGAATCACTTGATAAGTCTTCTTATAAAGATGTACCATTTGTAATGGACGTTAAGAACCGAGACTCACTCAAGAGTATCAATGGTGTGTTGAGTGTACTCAAGCGCAAGAACTTACTACCTATCATGTCTACTGTTAAGTTTATGGGTGTAGAAGATAGCATCCCAACAGGTGCTAAGTTTGGTAAGATCAAAGCAGCATCAGGAGATAGAGTTGATCTTGCTGAGGGTGACAATGAGATGTTAAAAGATTTCATTGAGCTTATTGAGTACAGCAATGGTAAGATCTTAGACTTATACCATGATAGGCTAGACAAATCTATGTCTGCTGATGATGAGTCTGTAGTGTCTGACATTATCAACAATGACTTTGTTGAGGTAGGCCAATGAATCACCCAGCAGAATTAGCAATCTACAGTTTTCTGCAGAAGGCTTTGGCTGGTGAAGCAAACATGACAGAGGCGGTGACCAAGCAGGTTGCCGCTGATGTTGAGGCGGCGTTGAACAAACAGTTTAACTCACCTCCGCGTGGCGACTTCCGCTTACGTATGTCTAACATTGGTAAAGCACCCTGTCAGTTATGGTTTGAAAAGAATGATCCAGAAGATCGTAGACCTTTCCCACCACACTTCTTAATGAACATGATCCTTGGTGATATAGTTGAGGCTGTGTTCAAGGGGTTACTACGTGCAGTAAACCAAGACTTTAAAGATAATGAGATTGTCACACTCAAGCTACCCAATGGTCAAGAGATCAAGGGTGAGTACGACATGGAGATGGATGGAAAGATTGACGATGTTAAGTCTGCATCCCCTTGGTCATACACTAATAAGTTTGAGAGCTTTGATACACTCAACAACAAAGATAGCTTCGGCTATGTATCACAGCTTGTAGGCTACGCAGAAGCCGCTGGAAAGGATGTAGGCGGTTGGTGGGTAGTCAACAAAGGCAATGGTGAGTTTAAGTATGTAGACGCATCTGAGGTGGACAAGGAAGCTGTCATAGATAGCATTCAATCTACTGTGGATTACATTGAGAGTGACGCACCCTTCAAGCGTTGCTACGAAGCAGTACCTGAGACATACTTCAAGAAGCCTAGTGGTAACTTAGTACTGGATAAGAATACCTGTGGCTGGTGTGACTTCAAACATAAGTGTTGGGACTTAAACGAACAACCCTCACGTGTATACAAGGGTAAGAAAGAACCACCTATGGTAGAGTACGTACACATAGGAGATGATCTTGGTTCGTAAACACAATAGAAGAAACTACCGTAGTGGCCTCGAACATGAGGCTGCTACATTCTTAGAGACACGACAGAAGATTGTATCCTATGAAAAGCTAAAGATAGAGTGGGAAGATTTAAAGTATCGCACCTATACACCAGACTTCGAATTGGACAATGGTATTATAATCGAGACGAAAGGGTTATTCAGTGCTGGAGATCGCCGCAAGCATTTAGAAATACAGAGGCAACACCCTAAGCTTGATATACGTTTTGTATTTAGTAACGCAAGATCAAAGCTTTACAAGGGAGCTAAGAGTAGGTACTGCGATTGGTGTGACCAGAAAGGTTTCAAGTGGGCGCACCGTGTAATACCTGAGGGTTGGCTAATAGAAAAAGGTAAGCGTATGAAAGAAGAACGTTTAAAAGTTAAGAGGAGACTATGATGGGTTATGAAGTAAAGCCTGGCGACATCGCTATTATACTACACCCTATCATGGACGAGGGTGAGTGGACAGGCCACATCAAGACAGGTCTAGTATTTGGTGAGGCTGAGTCACACGAGGGGATGAAGGCAGCACTAGAGGAAGCTCTTACTATGGCAGCAGCACAGTCGTTCTTAGATTTATACCCTGATGCATGGGATGATTTTGTAGAACTACGAGGTGACCTGATGAAGGAGATGTTCCCAGAACAATATGAAGAAGCTGTAAAACAAACAGACACTGGGTATAAGGTAGACGATAATGTTATACTACTTAACAGATGGACGAAGACAAAGGGCAATGCATGAAAAAGTTTAGTGTTACCTTCTTAGCAAAGATAGATGATAAGAATAATATACTATCATCATACGAAGACAGCCATGAAAAAGATATACACGATCTTATAACAGATGTTATATACGATGTAGACGATATATATGTAGAAAATTTAAACGTGAAGGAGAAGAAATGATTGCTAAACAGGACATAGAAGCAATAAACAATCTAATAGACTCAACACCAACAGAGTATTCCGACTTTGTTGAGAGTATGATTGTAACAAAACCTGAGGATAGGCTAATGGAAAACCTATTAGGGTTGTGTGAGGAAGTAGGAGAGCTACATGGTAAGGTAAAGCGTATGTTAAGAGACGGTACGTTTGATGAAGAG